TTATTTTCTTCTTGAACTTTTTTAGCGTACTCTATTGCTGCTTGTTCTTTACGTTCTGCTTCACGCATTTTGCGTGTAAGTTTGTCAATACGTTTTTTAACAGTAGCGCTGTACTCTTCTAATTCATCTTTGTTTTCTTTTTTTTCTTCTTCAGGTTTTTCTTCCTGAACCTCTACTTGTGTTTCTTCTTTTGGAACTTCCCTAATATTACTTTCCTCAACAGCTACTTCGTCTTTACTGTCTTCTTCTTTCAATGTAACCTCAACGTCGTTTCCAGAAGTATCTAATGGTATTAATTTTTCTTCAGCCATAATGTTCTCCTAAAATAAACTCGCTGGCAATATATCTTTTGGGTGATCAATGACTGCCAGTATTTCATCATCATTCACTATTCTAAGTTCTCCACCATCAATGCGAATTCTTGATCCAGCATATTTAGTAATAAGAACCCAATCTTCTTCTTTGCACCACGCACCATTAGGAAATCTTTCCTTGTCTTTATAACAGTCTGGTCCTACTTTTAAAACTTTACAAACATTTGTTGATACCTGTGCTTCTGCTACAGTTTCATCTGTTAAATGTAATCCAGCTTTTGTTTTCTTTTGTAGAAGTAAGGGAAATAAAACAATTCTAAATCCAGTAGGTTCTGGAACCTTTTCTACTTCTTTTTTTGTCTTATAAGGTTTTTCGTTAATATCTATGATACTAACTGGTTTAGGTTTTAGTAAAGTCGTCTTCGTCATAATGCTCCTGTTTTTTTAGCAGGTCCGTGAGTTCCTGTGTCATTTCGTTATAAGCGTGTAATTTCCCAAGAAGATACTTATATTCTTCAAAATCTTTTACACCCTTGCTTATAACGTCATTAACTTGTTCTTGTCTAGTTTTTATTATTTTTTTTGTGTAGTCAACTATTTTTATGATATCCACTATCCTATTCCCTTCATAAGATTTGCCATGCCGTTAGCTCTGTTGGGAGTTTGTTTTGCCCATTTCGAATCAAGCATCTCGAAACTTGCCCCCACATAATTGAGTTCTGACAAGGCTTTCCACATGTTGCGGAATTTAGAGACACCTGTCTTGCCTAATTGAAAAATCATTTCAACTATAATTTCTTTAGCTAAATCATCTATATCAGAACATCCATACTCTGCCATAAGTTCTTTAGATCCTTTGACTGCTGTCTGTAAGTCGTGTTCTAAAATTGTCATGAGAAACTTCTCTTCATATTCTTTGTCATCTTCCCAAAAATCTTCGACGCAGAGGTGACCTACCCCCACTGTTCGCTTGCCTAGGGTATCGAGATATACTTTGTTACGATATCCTTCGTGATCCTTAACGGATTGTAATAATCTTTCCATGTTCATACATACACCTTTGTTACTGGTCTTTTATTCGCCAACATTCTACCAAACCCTCGTGGTTTGACTTTGACAAAACCGCCTTTCCTTTTTTTAATAATTTTATTTCCGTGTTCTTTTGCAAACTTCTTCGCTACTTCAGGTTCATTAGCATACAAATATGCTCTTTGTTTTGCAGATCTAAATGGCATTATCGAAAACGCCTTGTCTTCTTTGCTATGTTCTTAGGTTGTTTGGAAAATTGTTTTCCTTTTTTCTTAGCTTTTCTTTTAGCTCTTGTAGTGGCAGCATACTCCTTTGAAGATAAGCTTTTTATCGCTGCACTTGGCAAATAACGCTCGCCAGTAACACTTGATTTTTTTCCAGACTTTGTTCTCCATTTTTGTTTACCCCAATCCTTTAAACTTTTTTGTGACTTTGCTAAAGCCATTATGATTTATAACCACCACCAGCTTTTTTATAAGCCTTCGCCATTGCCTGGGCTTTTCTCGCTGACCATTGTCCTGCGGCGGTCCCATGTGATGCTTGTGATTTTATACGATTAAATATTCTTTTACGTAGTCCTGGTTTAGTATAATTTCCAGCTTTGTTTACAGTAGATTTACTTTTTTTCTTTTTTACAGATCCACCTTTTTTTGCTTTAAGAACTCCTCGTCCAATCAAAACATCTTTACGAGTTATCTTCCCATCACCACTTAAATCTTTTAATTTTTTCTTAGCCATTATTTACCCCTCTTAAATAAATTCATAGCTGCTGGTCCCGCCTTCACGCCAAATGAAACTGAGCAGGCCAGATATAACAAGTGTTTGTAATAGTCCGGAAGTGAGTGGAGTGCTTCAAACCCAGCTTTTATATGTGGTGTCCAACCAGGCACGAAGACTGCAATTGCTGGAGCCAGTAGGCAAATTAAAATTAGTTCGTCTTTCCACGAACCTTTCATTTGATCTACAGCTGCTGCCTCCCACTTAATTTTTCCGGCAGCTAAATCTTCTTGTTTCTTTTTTTCTGCTTTAATTTGTGCGATCTTAACTTCGCCTTTTAATTTCTTAGTCTCTACGAAACCCCTCACGGCGTCTGTGGCCACACCTAATAAGGGCTTCGCTAATAATTGCCACACCATAAAATTATATTGCTCCGATTACAATAATTACGATTATCGCTACAATAGCAGCTTTAATCCAGTCCTTCATTTGCCAGTCCGACCACTCTTTCAAGTGTGCCCATAAGTCTTTAAGTAAGTTCATATAACCTCCTTAGTTAATGAATAGTGAAATCGAAGTCAGCTTCGAATTCAATGGTGTTTTCTAGCTCATGTTCGCAGTTTTTGCAATCACATGATTGACAAGAACCACCATTACTGCAGTGACATGCATGACCGCAATGCATACATTCCACTAAAACAAACCTTTGAATGGTACTTTTTTAATTTGTACTTTACTGCGTTGACCTTTTGGTCCAGCGCCTAAATTTTGTTTAACTTTTGGTCCTTCCATTGTTGCACTATACACATCAGCAATTTGTGTTTTGTTAACATTAGGTCCTGCATAGGGATTCATGTCATTAGAAACAGTCATTTTTGCATTAGGGTATAATGAACCATTGATGAACTTTGGTTTAGGGTTATTTAATGCCATAATATCTCCTTTAATGATAAGTTATTTTTTCGGACTCTACTATAAAACTTTTATTTGCAAAATCAAACAAGATTTGTGCCTCTGTAGCTCCTACTTCCTCTATCAATAGTAGTTTTGAAACGTTTATAAGAGCTGTTGCAAACTCTATAGGGTTAATTTTGTTAGCATCGATAGCTACTTTAGCTGTATCATAGATTTCTCGGTACCATTTATCTGGATCTTTCACGTTATTTGTCCTTATTCATCTTTTCGAGGGCTACTCTCGCACGTAATTCAGCGATATCTTCAATAGAATCTATCTTTTGCGTCTGTAATTCTTCTTTTTGTGTAAATTTCATCTGATCTAAAGCTATTTTTTCTTTTCCTTCATTAACTTTACGTTGAATGTCTTGTTGTTGTAGGTCTAATTCTTTTTCACGTAGTGCAACTAGCTGATCTGTGCCTTGTGCTTCTATTAAATCCTGTTCTTCAGCGACCATATCGTTAGTTAATTCAGCAATTCGAGTAGCAATCTGTGATTCTATCTCTTGTTGTACCTGTTGTACCTGTTGTTGCATCTGTGGATTTTGTGCCATCATAGGATTTTGCATCTGCATTTGGATTTGTTGTAGTTGTGGTCCCATTTGTGCCATAATTTCTTTTCTTGCAAGTAATGCAGTGTGTTCTGAAATATGTCCTTGCAATAATGCTAACACTTGTAAGTTAGATTTTACCAAAGAACTAGACATAAATGCTCTGTGTGCATCAATGTGAGCTTGTTGATTTTGAACTTCAAAAGCACGCAGTGGTTTTAATCCTAAAGCCATCGCATTCTCTACACCAGGATCAATTGGTTTTGGTTCTGGTGGTGGAGGTAACAATGCTTCAATGTTTTGAACATTTAAAGCTTGATACATTCGGCGATACGCTTCCTGTAAGTTATGTATTTCTGGTGAAGCTTGTGCCAGTTGTAATTGTAATTGAGCCATTGCCACTCTCTGTGACATTGAAAACATATTTGGATCTGAAACAGGAATGATATCAACACGATCATCAAAGTCTGTTTGCTTAATCATCTGATTACCACCAACTACTGCGTATGGATATTCAGGAGGTAAGAAAGTTCCAAATACTTTTGCTAATAATTTGAACTCATGTTTTTGTGCATAATGTAAACGTTTGTGAATAGCGCTCATTACTTTTGCGCCTTGTTCCATCATTGCTAAAGTTGTACCAACCGGAGCGTTAGTATTTGTTTCTGAAATTTTTATATCAGCTACTGCTGCAAACTTTTGTCCAGCATCAACACAAAAACCTAA